GAAAGAAATCCTTATGGACAAGTCTTTCGCAGGAGTAGTAATAACACCCCTCGATACACACTTGATGTCATCGATAGTGGGGCTATATTTTGGTGGGAGTTTAGTGAAAAAATAATGGCTATAGATATAACATTACCAGTACAAGAGTATAAAAATAAAAAAACAATGACAGAAGGCCCTGATATTACAATGAAAGAAAAACCAACGGATAAAATAAAAATAGCAAGTGAAACAGATATGTTAGCTAGGGTAATATGGGGAGAGGCTAGAGGGGAAGATGAAGAAGGACAAAAGGCAGTCGCTAATGTTATTTTAAATAGACTTAAACAAAATCCAAAAAGATATGGAAAAACTATAAGACAAATAATTACAACACCAAATCAATTTGAATCATATAGCAACCCTGATACAAGAAAAAAGATGATGTCAAATGATTTAATAGGAACACCTGAATATAATAATGCTTATAAAATAGCCTCACAAGCAATCGAAGGAAAATTAGAGGATAATACTGGTGGTGCTAATATATTCTACAATCCGAAAAACATGCAAAAAAAATACTCAACAACTTATGGGGATATTGTATACCCATTACTAGGAAATCCAGCAGAAGAACTGATAAGAAAATTAGTTGATGGGGAACTGTTAGACCTAGGACCTATAGGTAATCATAGATTTTTAAAAGAAAAATAACTAAACTATTCTATTAATAAATTTAGTCATCTTATCTGACATCTCTTCAAACTGAAACTTTGTTTCTCTTGCTACAGAAACAAGAACATTTGAATGTCTAAACTCAGGGTAGACTTTCTCTAGTGTCTTTTGTAGTACAGAATAATTAACAGTATTTTCATTAATCACTAAATCAAAATCTCTATTTATACCCAAGGCATAGGTTCCTATGTCAATCTTATAGTCAAATTTTCTTCTTACTAAGTTCTTCCACTCGTTCATTCCTACTTTCCCCCAACTTTAAAAGTGTATCCATAATTTTGTAAACTTCTCCATATGGTCTAGTCCATATATACTTAAGTACTTCTTGTCTTTCTTCCTCACTTATTAAATAAGTCTTCATTTCTTTTCCTCTCTTCGTATTGTTCTATCTTTTTTAAATCACTAGTAATCAACTCTTGTATATCTTCAAAGAATACTTTAAGAGATTGATAGGTGATGTTAAAATATTTTTTATCCACAATTTGTTTACCCTCAAACTCATCAAGAGAAACAATTAGTTTTTTAGTGAATGGGTCTTTAGCTATTCTCATATTGTTTTATTAACCTTTGCAGATACCACTCTGCTTTCTTTAAGTCTTCTATACCATTCTTCTTTTTAAATCTAGTCACATACTTAATAACATTTCCTTGGAAATAATCCATGCTATGTGACTCTATGTAATCGGCAGTTTCAATGCCACTTTTATAATAGTCAGGATTAATCTTATCCATAGTTACTAACATCCAGCAAATCTTTAATAGGAACTAACCAACCCCACGAAGTATTGTTATCCCCGCCAGGAACTGAACGATATTTATTTTTAGCTATAATCTTTTTTAGTCTATCTGTTTCTATAGAGATAGCAAAGCAAAAACTCTTACCTTTATACAAGTTGATAGTCCAATACTTAGATTCAGTTTTATTTATTCCACTATCCTTACCTCTGCTTTTGTACTCACAAAAATGATTACCACTCTTAATCCACTTATCTATTTCTGATTTAACTTCAACCATGTCACCTGATAACATATCCCCAATAATCTTCTCACCTTTTTTACCTACCACTAAGTCAGCTTTAAAATCACTTACATATTCCATTTTATTAATCCTTTAATATACACTCTTGTGTATTTTCATTAACATATAAAAAGTTTACATCACTATTTATAGTAATGCCTAATTGTCTATCGCCCTTTACTCTATTGATTCTAGTTCCTGCCTTTTTTCCAGTCAATCTTTTTGACTCAAACTTAACATCAATTAATTTAATTTCTTTATTGACATCATCATAAGTTATTAAGTCTATTGGCCCAAGACCACTAAGATTTTTAAATACATAAAGACCCTTATCGGTTAAATATTTTTCTGCAATTAGTTCGCAGTAATATCCTTTCCTGTGTTTTGAATCCATTAGTTTAATTTCTTTCTCCACTCAGAGATATTTAAAAGATTATCTTGACCATTTGTTCCTGTCTTTTCTTTCTTTCTCTCTATTTCAGCTACACTTAAACCAATCTCATAGACCATATCAGGGTCATCCAAAGCTATTTGACATAATCCCATGGCTACAGTGTAGCACATTACTTTATCTTCTGTATCTTGTTCGTAGTTTGAATGAAGTCCACAGGCAAATCTGTTATCTCCATAAGGCTTAATTACAATAACAACAGTATCGTTGTCAATCGGCAGTTTTTTCATCTTGAATCTCCTTTGGTTCATTGATTTCAGCATACCAAAAATACTTAGGGCTTCTAGATTTAGATAGTTGTTGGGGCAAGTACTGAACATTATCACCCCAACATTTATGTTTGTATTGACAGAAAGAGCATACAGTACCTAAAACTTTATTACCAGTTTTCTTTTGATAAAAACTTTCTTCTATTAGTTCAAAACATCTTTCAAATGGTTCATCATCCATTAATGCTTTGATGTTTTTCTTTACAGTAGCAAGTGCTTGTTGCCTGTACTGTTCGTCTTCTTCAGGTGGGCTACTTAATAATAGTTCACCTGTTGATTTGTTAACAACAATCCACCCACCGAAAGGCTTGGTGGTGGCCTCAGAATAAAGATACCCTTGGGATAAGTATCCGAAGACATCACCTTCTACAAACTTTTCAAATCCACCACCTTGTTCCCCAAACTTCTTTTCAAACGCAAAAGGTGAGGCACTTTTAATATCATAAACCTTATCATCAATAATGATATCGTATGTTCCCTTCATATCAAAGAACTCTGTTTTTAATTTAACATTACCTTGGACACCTTGTATGTTTGACTTAACTGTTTTTAATAGCATGACAACTACTGCTTCTAATATGTCGCCAAATAAATTACGCAATTTGTAATTGTAGTTCTCAAAATTCTTTAAGGAATCATCATTAAAGTATTTCTTTTCCATTTGTAATTGGCATAGTGGCTTACCAATATTGGACATCCTAATTCTAAATTCTTTTTCTCTCTTATCTGTAAACTGTTTCTCTATCGCCTTACCACAATCTTCTTTAAACTCATCAAGAATATTTTTAGGTATGGCGACAGGCTCGTTTTGAGCCTGTGCCAAAAATGATTTTACTTCTTCTAGGAAAGTCAAGCTGACATTTCCTCTAGTATAGCATCATCATCTAAGTCATCGGGGGAAACAACTGCTTTATGTCGTTCCTTTAAAGACTTGTCGTGTTCCTTTTTAACATAGTCATTCTCGTTCTTGACATAATCAAGGAAGTCTTTAAGAATAAGTTTGTCTTCCTCTGAGAACTTAACATCTTTATTAGAGTCTTTTATCTTTGCAACAAAGTATGTGACACTACCCTTTGTATGTTTTTCTGTACCAAAAAATTCAAGTACAGTATTATACATAATTTTATTTCTTTTGGATAGGCTTTTGAGTTGGTCACCAATAGGTAGGAAGTTAACACCTCTGACCCTATAGACTACAGGTATATTGTTTAAAGATAGTTCTTCACCTTTAGAGTTCTTACCTTTAACGGATACTACTCCAAATACATTCCTATAGCATGTAATTTTTTCTTGTTCTATTTTAGCTACAGGGTCTAGGTCCTCACGCAATGCTTTAGGTACACTACCACACGCATCTGTACCATGAGTATCAGGCTTTGAGTCCGACCAACTTGTGAACATTACTGATTTATAATTATTTTCTTCATTCTGTTCATCGTATTTTTTGTATTGAAAGGTATTAAGGAAAGGTCTAAACGATACCTTCTCTGAGTAGATAGCACCATGTTCTTGTGTTTCTACTTTAAACAACCCTCGTTTAAGGGGATTGCCATCGTCATCCTCTGCGTCATAGTTTATAGATAGCCTACTTAATATAGAACCACCTGATTCTACATCTTGACCTATCATCGACATTAGTTTCTCTGACGATAAGCTATCTATATTATTAATTAAGTCGTTTGTCATTTAAGTTTACCTCTTTATATGTAGTTATTGTATCACACAATTGTGGATAAGTCAAGCCAATTCGCACCCTTTTTTATTTCAAAGTCTAGGGGTACATTTATCTCACAATTATATCTAGTTAGTAGTGAGTCTTTGACATTAGTAAACCCTGTTTTAATAATGCTAATCACATCATCTATCTCATCAGGGTGAGCGTCTAAGACAACAGAGTCGTGAACTGTATTGATAATAATACTCTTCATCTCACGCTCTTTAAGAAGTTCCCAAACATTCATACATGCTATAGGAACTACATCGGCAGTAGCAAATCCTTGTACAGGATAGTTCTTAATATTAGTAGAGTTAGAGTAGGATATAAATCCTGTTATTTTATTTACCCTCTTATATACATTAGGAAAATAATACTCTCTTCCACTAGGCAACCTAACGATGTTAGTCTTGTATGCCTTTTCTTGTAATTGTAGATGCCAATTTGCTATACCTTTATACTTCTTTAAGAACTTTTGATAATACTCCACCTCTTTCTTTTTGCCCATCATTCCACCATACAAAGGTTTAAATGTGTGGGCCTTTGCTTCTTGTCGTGAACAACCAATAATATTAGCAGTGTATTGGTGAACATCAACACCATTCTTAATATCTTCCATACCTTGTATATCTTGTGCCAAGAATACTGCAGTACGAAATTCTAATTGTGCAAAATCAACTTCTATGATTTCACCATTTTCAAAACGAGATTTAATAACTCTCTTTACAGGAAACTTATCTGCCCTAGGCATGTTTTGGAAGTTAGGTTTAGATGATGATAGCCTTCCTGTAACTGTCATATGCTGATTAAATGAAGGGTGTAGTATTTTATTTTCCCTAACATTATCTCTGATACCTGTGACAAAAGTATTAAGATAAGTTTCAATAGCACTGTATCTAATAATACTATCCACAAATTCTTTTAGATAACCTTCAGATAACTTACTAATCTTATTAAGAGTTTCCTTATCTGTCTTAAATCCACCTTGAGAAATGTCTTGAACATACTTAGTCTTGAAATTAAAACCTGCCTTAGCTTCTGTTTCTATGAATAGCATACCTTCGCTTTTACATTTAGGGCATTTGGTAGTAGACTTAAAAGGTGTTCCGTCTTTTTTTATCTGTCTAATAAATCCTAATCCACTACACATACCACACTGTTCTGCAATAGTTTTATAGACTTGCTCTGTATGTTTTAAGATAATGTTTTCTACTTCTCTATCAGACATCTCAGGTCTTCTCTTAGGCTTACCTGTTCTTTTATCAATACCAATGTTAAAGATTGTTGCCCATGTATTCTTGTCATGAACTTTTCTAGAATAGATTACCTTAGATAAATCTTCTGTAGAGGATAAATTGATTTTAGTATCACCCATAACTTGTTGAATAATTCTATTAATATTATTCTTTAGTTTATAATACTCTTCATTTAATTCTTTCTCAACACTGTCTAATTCTTGTAAGTCAATATAATTACCATTACATTCCATATCAATTAATACTCTTAGAAAATCATTCATTAAATCTCTAGTAGGTTTTAATACTTTATTCCCCGGTTCGTTGAACAATCTTACTTGTGTAAGATATAGTTGTCTTGTAATAAGAACATCCTGTTTGCCATACTCTATTAATTTTTCCATTGGGATTTCATCAATGCCATATCCTTCATCCATGTAAGTAGCAAGAATGTCTGACTTCATACTAACTTTTCTTCTCTTACAAGATTCTTTTAAGGAAACAGATATACCTTTAACTCCCCTGTTGATTACATACTCAGCTAACATTGTATCGTAAAGTTTGCCTTCGTATTTAAAACCAAATTCGTATAGCCAAGACATATCAAACTTTAAGTTATGGCCCACGACAAGAACAGATTTGTCTAAGATGTCTTGAACTGCCTTCTTATTCTCTTGTATTTTTTTCATGTCTTTCATATCTCTATGATAGAATAAAAAGTATTCGTCATTCACACCAACACTAACCAATCGGTTATCAGGATTGAAGGGTGTGGGGTCTCCGTCTTTTGTAAATGTAGTCTCGATGTCTAATACTGTAATCATTGTAGCCTTTCTAACTTAATACTGATTTATATTGTGATAATGAAGGTATGAGGTGAAGATTAAACACAGGGTGTGTACCCGATAGTTTGTTCTTAGATATGGATATAGTTCTTCTTTGTCCTTCATTAACATCTGTTTCTTCTTCATCGTGTTTACCAATACCTATAATTAAATCAGCTTCCGCAGCCTTACCTGTCTTAGAATTTTCCATAAGATTAAAACTCAATGTAGATTTACCATGACCTTCAGCAGATGCCTGTGACATACCTATAACTAAACAGTTATGTCGTTTAGCTAATTCCCTACCTTGCCTATATATCTCTCTAAGTTTTTCATGAGAAGAATTATACTTACCATTTACATTTACTTTGTCTAATTGGTCAATGACTAATACATCTACTTCATTGTCTTTACAATAAGTATCTAAGTCTTCCATAGTCATATCCACTTTGTCATGAGTAAATATTTTATCTTTAATTTTTCTCCATTGTACTTCAGCTAATTCTCTACTACCATTATATACTTCTTTTCTTGTGATGTCACTACATGCATTAACCATTCTCATTTGTGTTCTCTTAGCAGGTTCTTCATTAATAAAGTTATGGCAGTTATATCCTTGCCATGCGAAGCCGTCTTGCTTAGCTACAAGGCTAACCCAAAATGCAGTCTTCCCTGTCTCGGGCCTGGCAAAAACAACCATAAAGTTTCCCCTACCAATGCCACCTGTAGCATTTTGTAATTCTGAAATGTTAAATACAAACTCACCATTATGTTCGTTTACAGATAGTATTTCATCAAAGTCATTACTGACAAGTGTATTCTCTTTAGTCTCAAAATTCTCTTCGTCAATATCATTTAAGAATCTTTTAATTTCTTGGAACGAATGTTTACTAGGATTGTTTCCCAAGTCAATACAAAGTTTAGACATCTCATCTGCTTTTGCCATTTTGTACATACTCTTAATAGCATTCTCTACAACACTATCAGTCATAGGTTTAGATTGTTCTAGTCTACTGATAATGTTTTTAATATTTAATTGAGCATTAACACTTTGATTAGAGAAGTATGTTTCAAAATAACTAATCCTTAAATCGTCATAAGTAATCTCTTGTAGTTCAGGATTGTCCTCGTATATTTGGCATATAGCATTGTAGATATCTCTTACTCCATTAGAGAAGAAATCTTTTTGTATAATATTTTTAACTCTAAGAAAGTTCTTCTTCGTTAGTAGGATTTTGAGAACATATAATCTTAGATTTCCGTCTTCCATGTTTGCCTTTCTATCTTACTGTGTAAGATTTAATATTTTAACTCCAATAACTTTGCTTCCATTTTGCATTTAGTAATCTGCAATTCGGTTAAAGTTTTTAAACTATCCACATTACAATTAACTTTACTTGTTTCAGTAATCGGTTTCATTTCCTCTACTGTAATTTTATTATTTCTATCTCTATCATAGATAAAAGAACAAGAGGATAAATAAATTACCATGATTGTAAGTAGTAATAAATTATACATTAGTAATTTCTTCTATCACCCTTACGACAGGAACATCTGTCATTGTTTCTGCATCAAAGTATTTTTCCCTTGTGATGCCACAATTTTTTAAATTGTTCATAGCACTCTCAGTTATAACTTGTTCAAAACTTTTGTATGTTCCTTCTTTAACAATATTGCTAAAGTCTGAGCGATATCCTGTTTCACTAAAGGGTAATTGATATTGCTTTAATCTCTTCCATGTAGCAATATTACAACCTGTAGTTTTATCTTTCTTCATTGGCTCAAATGTATGGTCATCATTATCACCTAAGTCTTCTAGTGCTTTATTGTAAAACCCTAAACTGTACATAACAGTAGGCTCACCATAAATTTCATCATACCTTTCCTTACCTACCTTAACTATCGTAGCCACCCCCATGATGTCCACTAAGTATGATTTTTCTTTGTCAAATAATCCCATGTATTTTCCTTTCTATTTATAACTGTGGGTCTTATAGTATTCTTCATAAAGTTTTATTGTTTCAGCATCACCTATAATTTTCATCTTATAGTCTTGTACATCTTCTCTAGACAACTTTATTTTATCAACTAAACTATTTTTATGTTCGTAGTCATTTGGATTAAGACGCTTTTCAGGTGTATTAACTGCTGAATCCCATGTACTCCAAAACCTTTCACTATTTTCTTTTTGTAAGAGCCTTAAACCAAACCCTCTTACTTTCTTTTTTTTCTTCTTAAGTTTTTTTTTTCTTCTATATTTGTTATAGAAAGAGGGGCTTCCTCTAAATACACTATCGGATACTCCCTTACCTGTATTAGCCTTTTTTCTAAGGCCCAATCTAAATGCCTTACCTAAAACAGAACTCTTATTTGTACCTAGTTCTTCGGCGATATTTAAACAAGTGATATTGTCCTGTTCCCATAAGACTTTTAATCTTTCAACATTACTATCTGTCCAATTAAACATACCAATCATAAACAGGTAAGTTTAAAAAGACATATCCAATCATTGACATCACAATAATTATCAATAGGATTACTTCCCAATCTTCATGCATACCTGTTCCCCCCACTTTTTTAATTCATCAATACTATAATACTTCAAATCCTTATCAATCATTTCTACATAACTAGGAATGTGATAGGATAGAGTATCTCTTATCTTAAAACTTTTTTCTGTTGCATCCTTATCCAAGCAAACAAAACATCTATCTACCTTATCGGCAATAGGAACAATAAACTCTTCAGGTAATCTTGTACCCATAATAGCTATGCCTGTCAAATTAGACATAGCTACTTTACACGCAGAAACACAGTCTTCAACAATGATGCCTAAATATTTATTGCTACCTACAATAAAGGGTACATTTGGCGTACCATACTTGTACCATTTGGGAAGACTGTTCTCAGATAGTGAGCGACCAATTGCACCCACTACCTTACCTTGTTCTTCAACTAGGAAAACTATCCTATCTTGCTTAACATCATACATTAATCTTGCTTCAGTATTTTCTAACTCATACTTATTAATGTATTCTCTTGCTTTATTATTACCATAGACAGTTACAAATTCCTTAGGGATAAGGAAGTCATCGGTCAAGCCTGACCTGTTCGTCTTACTGTGTAAGAAATTTTGTAAGTCGTCTACAGTGACACCCGTATTAAGTGAGCCTTTAGCATCACAGTTAGCATGAAAACAGTTCCAAGTTAGTTTCCCATTTTCATTTCTAACAGATAATGTATTTCTATTTAAACAGAATAAACAATCACCACGATATGCCTGACCTGACCCTATGTTCATGTCTTGAATTTTCTCTAATTGGTATTTGTATTCCATTTATAAATCTAACTATACACTTTTTAAAATTAATGTCAAGTAAAATTTATTTGTTGACAAATTATTAAAAGTATGATAACATCCACATAACGCCTTCGGGGATATATATCTATTATATAAAGTATTGTATGTGGAAAATATACTACTTAACATCTTCACTAGCCAATCCTACATAAATAACTTCTCTATCCTGTTCCTTATCATATAGTGATGAAGTTAAACCTTCCAACAAATAGTTTTCTTTTGCTTCTTGCTCTGATTCAGCATTAACAAAATACTTTCTTGTTCTAGTTTCCTTAACATAAACTACATAGTTATTAGTCATAGTACCCATTTCTCTTCCTTTCTGTAATATGTTCTAGTTCATGGTCATTAAACATCATGTCAATCTCTTCGTCAATAATACAACTACCCATTAACTCTTCTATTTCTCTTTCATCCTCTAGCCAACTGCCATGCCCCTCACATACAGGGCAAGGCTCCCATTCATCATACTTAGGCTCGGGGCATATAGGTATTTTACCTAACCCTTCACATTCGGGGCATTCTATTTTTATTTTATTCATTATTTATCCTTTCTGTTTTTTTTATTCTCACATACTCCCTGTTAAATGTCACAACAGGATTTTGATGTGAAATCTTTTTTAATATACTCTTAACTAATTGCTTAGCATTTTCAGGTGTATCAGCTAACACTGTGTAGTGCCTTACATTAACTAAGTGAGCATATACTTTGTACTTATTCATTGATGTTAATTCTCTCACAATTATAAATCCTTGTCAAGAAAAAAATGTATAAAACTTGCATACCTGTTATGCCATAAAAACACTTGAAAAATAAGGATTTTACACTACAATAGAACTTGTATAAAACACACAAAAGGGGGTGTAATTTATGAATGCTTTTGGTATTACTAAAAAATCTGTTAACTTTTTTCTTAATCTTTTTAATAAGCGTGTTAATAATGAAGACGGCATCAAGAGATTTGTTGAAGCAGAATACAGACCTGATGATAGGGAGTGGGCTTACATCCACTTTAAGAGTACAAACTCTACAAAAACTGCATAATGGATAATTATTTTCCATTTTAATGAGCATACATGGGGTAGTTAATACCCCTCGTGTATGTTTTATCATGGTTATAATCCAAAAATATCACCATATTGTATTAGTATCTTTAAATTTGTTGGGTGTCTAAGTTTGCGTAATGCTCTACATTCAACTTGTCTTATTCTTTCTTTAGTCAAATGTAATTTATTACCTATCTGTTTATGTGTATAGTTTTGATTAAATCCAATTCCAAATCTAGCCCTCAATATAATACTTTCTTTTTTAGTTAATCCAAATATATTTTTATTATTAACTCTTAATTCTTTAGTATAAGCTAGCCCTTGATAATTTAATTTACTATTAAAACTACTCTTTAATTTTTTACCTAAGTCTTTTAGTTCAGTGTGTTTTTGTAAATCAAAAGTCTGTGTAAAATATTCTTCCATGTTTCCTCATTTCTGTTAATTCTTTTATGGTTTTTTGTAGGAATTCTATCCTATTATACTTCTCATCATCCCAATCCTCACCATTTCGCCATTCCTTTTTAGCCTTCTCTAATTCTTTTAGAGAGAATTCTATATAATCTTTTATGTAGTAAACTGACATTATTATTCTTTGATATCTAGATTCAATTTATCAATAATAACTTTCAGTTCTTCACTAGTCTTAATAAGATTATCTCTTATTTCTAACATAGCATATTTATTATTGCCATGAAAATGTGGATGATTATGCATCCATTCATACGATAATATACCACTTAAATATTTTTCTGTATCTCGTAAAGTGTATCTTACTTTTTTTAATTTATCTATCATCATCTACCTCTTGTTTCATTTGTTCATACATGGCACTTGATTCTTCATAACAACGAATTTCTTCATCAATCTGTTCACATAGATAATCTGAAAATTCAAAGTCATGAAATATTTCTTTTGTTCCGTCTTCAAATTCAAATTCTAGGTGGCCTTTCCAACTTACTACTCTTTTCATTATAACCTTTCTACTAATCTTAATAGTTCATCAAATAGTTCTTGGCCCCTTTCAGTACTTCTTGTACCTTCAGGATTGTCAGGGTCAGGCTCAATAAAATCCCCCGTATAACTTGGATGTGTATTCTCTATGAATATCCAAAATAATCTATCAGCTACCATAAAGGCTCTATCGCTATTCATTGACCTTCACTTTCTATTCTTTCCCTTGCTATTCTTTCTGCTTCTTCTTCTGCCTTAGCCACATCTTTATACTGCTTTAATGTTTCTTCTAAGGCTTCCTCGTACCACTTCTCTAGTAGTATTTCATTTTGTAAACAACTCATTTTATTTTCCTTTCTATTGGTACGACAGGGGAATGAAACCCCTGTCCTAAAGTGAGGATATAATTATGCAACTTTAGATTTTTTCTTTTCGCCCACAGAAATAATCTTTTCTAATATATTTCTTAATGGTTTGTAGTTTTCATTAACAAATTCCACAAAATTTCTGTCGTTCAATAGGTTATCAAAATCTTGTGAATTTAGTGTCATCATCTTAGAAAAGAAAGTGGTGCTAACATCTACAAATAAATCCGTACTAGATATTTCATTGTATTGGTTAGCAATTTCATCTCTTAACTTTGTTGTTGATTGCTCTACTGTTGGTAATGTATCTGTTTCTTCAACTTGGATGTCTTCTTTAACGGCTCGTAGTTTTGGTTTAGAACTTTTATTAATAAAGTCGTTATGTATGTCTTCCATTTTAGAAATAGTAATTGCATTACCTTTTTTATCTCTTAGTCTATCATCTTTAATAGTAATCTTTTTACGATAAACTAATTGACCCCCTCTTGATATTCTACTGTTCATCACATCATAGGCATTTCTGCTTATACCTAATGAATCATCAAAAGGATAGTTTGCAAGAATATATTTTCTTACATTTTTAATTTCCTTATCTGCATCTGTATCTTTATAGTTTGGATAAACTTCATCAGATAAGTATTGGATGAGGTCAACAATGATATGAGAGTTTTCTCTTTGTATTTCCTCAGTTCGCCATGCGTCTAGTTTTTCAACTAGTATTCCGTCTATGACTGTTTCTTCTTGTTTAGTTTCGTTTTTTATTTTAGCCATTCAGCTTTCCTTTCTGTATTTAACTTGAACATATTCTTTCATACTTTGTAAAACATGTCAAGAAAAATTTTTTCATCTTACTCTGTAAGAAAGTTATTTATTTTTTGAGTTTGCAATTTCCTCTTTAAAATAACTATCTACCATGTCTTTGTATTTATCCTTTTCAATTTTTTCCACATGCTCTTGTAGTCTATACACATGAATTAAATCACCCTCTAATTTACGATACACAGGGAACGGATATTTTTTGGGAACTTCCCAATTTTTATATTTGTCTATTGGGTCACCTAAGTTTTCCAATAAGTCATTGATTTTACTATCTTTTTTATTCAATCGTACCTACCTTTTTTTTGTATTTTAAATCAAACATAATTTGTTTTTTTCTTTTTTCTATTTTACTGTTAGTAAGTTTTATTCCTTGATTAACTTCCCTCTCAAATTCCATTTCTCTTTTTGCTTTCTCTATTTGTTGAGGAATAGTTTTATACCATTTAATATATTCCTTACTAAATTTTTCTATACAATCTTGCTTCATTGATAAAATGCTAAATAGATACACAGTAAAGCTATGTATAATGCTACTGCTCCAAAAGAATATATTAATAACCAATAGCCTTTCATTATTCACCT